TAAAGTTCATTCTGGCTCACACGACTCCATTGTGACGATCCATTTGCCGCTAATGTATTCTCGGTTGCACGTAATGTAGGTTGACCCTGCAACGGCAATTCCGCTTAGATTGCAGACAACCTCCGCAACTGAGGTAGATACCAGCGTAAAGGTGTCGTCGATTTGAAAAAATGTACACTCTGCCGTACCAACCACCGCGCCGCTGCGGGCAGGTATGCCACCAGGTGGCGTCAAGGCAATCGCAACTCTTCGATTCTCGGGTCGAGCACGAGTACCACCACCGCTTTGCCCTTGCTCACGCGCGAGGTTTCGCAGTTGTATTGCTAGCGGTTTCGCGAATCCAAAAGGAGTCTCGTCGGCCATTAGGTTTCAAGAGCCTCGATCTGAAGCCTTGTTGTGCCAGTCGTGGTAACGACTCGCACTGTTACCGAAGGAACTAGGGGCACCACTGCGGGCTCACCGGCCTTAAGTTGCATAAAAGCCACCAGCGCAGTTCCTGCGCCGATATTGACGGGATTCGTTCCGAGGTTTCGAAACAATGCCCAGCGAGGCGCTGAGACGCTACCAAATCCTACAGTGGCTTCGGTCGTTGTGACATCGATCGTGCCTGGATTGGGGCCGCGAGCTGTCGTTTGATCGGCGGCCACGCTGTAGCTTTTGTTGTAGGAAAGGTTGCCATTGGTTACAGACAAGCCTGCGGTGATTCGGATTTCGTTAGCCATGTTTACGCCTGCTATATTTTAAGAAATGAAAAGTCAATCGACTTCCGTATAGTGTGGACCTTCAGAACAAAGTCATCTGTTTGATCAACGATAAAGTCACCTGATTCGTCAATCTTTCCCAGCTCGCCGCTATTGAGCTTTGCGTCCTCAAACGGCACGCCGCTTACATTAAGCGTATCAAGTTGTGGAATGTAGTAATCCCATCCTCCGTATATGCCGTCAGGGTCTGTACGGTTCCTAGGATTGCCCAAGAGAACCTGCCAAACAGTATTAGGAAACTCGTAGATCTTGTATCTTAATTCGAAATCCACCTTCCAGCATTCGTATCCGTTCGTCACGCCGTAGGCGGCATTTGCAATAGTCAGTAGCCAACTCCTGAGTATGTTTGACCCAAGAAAATCTGAGTCATTCAGGACATCATGGTAATCGGTAATTAGTTCGTAGATCGTCAAGTCTGGCGGCATGTATTGAGTGAATTTTAAGACTGGAATGAGCCTTTGGGTGGTTAATGGCGATGCGTATGGGCGGTTTGCAAGATTCTTTTCATGCCAAAGAACATCTTCATACGACTCAAAATCGAACCTAGCAATCGCATTCCATGTCGTAGGATCTTGACTATCGCCTTCGTTGCCGCCAGTTCCATTATCGTTATTCTGAGGTTCGTTATCAAAGTCGGCTGATACGGTCCAGTATTTATTGTTGGTTTCCCATTGCTGTGCAGATTTCTTTTTGCATGTCAGCGCCAGCGGCACGCCGTCGAAGTTGTAAAACAAGTTTACCGATGGCAAGCCAGCGGTCAGCAGGATGTCACCCTCTCCTTCCGTCCCGCTTTGATCATAGACAAGATAGTCGCGAGTTGCCGAATAGATCAGCCTCTGGCCGTCTGTCGTGACTTCGATGTTCTTGCCTTTTTTCTGACCTACGAGTGTTGCCATTATTGAATCAATCCGATGATGCTTTGCTTTTTAGACTCTTGCAGTATTTTGTTGGTCAATTCTTGTGCTTGACGCTGCTTGCGTTGTTCTTCCAATTGCTTGGCTTGCAGCGTGTTTTGTGTTCGCATTACGAGTTCGTATGCCTCGCGAGTTCCCATCGAAACCGCTTTTGGTAGATCCGTCGAAATGGGTGAAAGGTCAGTCTGATCTTTCTTCCCCAGAATTGCTTCTCTCTGCTGAATAAGATCGCGAATTCGGCCTTGTCGCGCCTCCGCAGCAGCAACTATTGCATCCTTAGCACCTTTTTCCACAGCACCGGATGCGGCAGCGACAGTATCTGCGTATTTTTTGCTTGCATCAGCGAAAAATCCTGACGCATTCTTGAAAGAATCAAAGATGTTTCGTCCAAGTGTCTCTTGTTGCCTCTTCAGTGTCGCCTTCTCTTCTTCAAGAAGTTGTTCAATCTCAGCTCTACGCCTTGCTTCTCTCTCCATCGGTGTCATTCCTGTGGCCTCAAACTCCATTCGCTGCATCGGAGTCATTGTACCACCCATTTCTTGGCCGAATTCAGTACCTTCGAATAACGAAGACAAGATCGGTCCAAGCCCTTGCCCGGAGCGTAGATATTTAATATCAGCAGTCATGTCTCGCAGCAGTGTCGTGAGAGACTGAAGTCCTGCCGCCTCCGCGAAGGAACCCAGCTCTTCTTTAAGTTTCGTGAACTCGTTAGTTAATCGATTGACTTTACCAGTGAGTTCTTGTGCCATCTTGTCGGCCATGCCGTAAAAGCGGCCACCTTCTTCCGTAGCGGACTTAAAGGCATCAGAAACCATTTGGACTGAAATCTCTCCCTTTTCCATGGCAACCCGCAAGTCTGCCATGCTTCGTCCAGTAGTTCGTGCGATTTCAGCGAGTGGTGAAAAACCTGCGTTGACAAATTGAAGCGTTTCCTGGCCTGTCAGTCGTCCAGCAGCAGCTACTTGGCCGTATGCAATCGCAAGAGATTGCAATCGCTCAGCGTTTCCAGCAGAAATCTCAGAAATTCGTCTCATCGCAGGTGCTAGGTCGTTAGCGCTAACACCGAACTGAGCCATCGTGACAGCGCCGCGAATCACAGCGTCTGAGGTTTGATTGGTTGCAACAGCAATCTGTCGCAGTTCAGAAAATGCCATCATTGCACGCGAGCTACTTCCTAAGACCACCTCAAGCTTTATCAGAGCTTGCCGCAAATCCATATACGCAGTGACAGAATCTTGTGCGAACTGCAATGTTTTCTGTCCTGCCGTGAAACCAATAGCACCAGCGGTTAAGGCACCGATAGGAGATAGCCCTCCAGCAATGCCTCCAGCAAATTGGGCTACAGCGCCAGTGGCGGCCTTCTCTGTAAACAGCCTGTTTGCCGCTTGCACAGCCCGATTGTAGTGCTCTTGTGTAATCAGTCCTGCTCTTAGGTCAGCCGTCAACTGACGAATTGTGACGGATCGACGCTGCTCCTTGGTCATAGATTGATCAATCAAAGACTGCGCATGTTGCAAAGCGCGGCTCTGCTCTTTTTCGCGTTCTGCTTGAATTTCAAGCGCTCTAGCAGCGTCTAGGGTTGCTTTTTCCTTGGAGCGATACTGAGTTTCCAGTTGCTGCATTCGACTGGCAGCGGCAGGAATAACGGCGGCTACGTGCTGAAGCGCCTCAATGTACTTGCCAGAAGCGGCAGCGGCAGCCAAAAAACGCTTGATCGCAGCATCGGTTGCTTTCTTAAGAAATTCTCCGCTTGCAGTACCGTCTTCTGATGCCTTGGCAATTCGTACCAAATCTCGTTCAAACCGACCTACAGGACCAGACGATTCGTTAACAAGTCGAGTCAATGCAGCCATGTCCGTTCTTAGGGACCTCAGTCCCTGCGTATTAGCTTGCACGTCGATTCTGATACCACCGTACTGAATAATCGCCATGCAATTCTCACTTTACTAAACGCAAACCAGCAACCGCTTTTTTCTCGATGGATTGTGCCGACTCAACTTTATGCTCTTGCTTATAGCGTAACCGCTTAGGCAAGAAGTCGTTGTCAGTCATTAACTCCATTTGAACTCCGTGAGCACTTGCGAAGAACGCCATAAACCTCTGAATCATTGAGACAACGCTCGCATATTTACGCATGTCGTCGTCGTGTGGATTCAGTGGATAAAGCGAATCGTAAGCGTCCCAGAAGTCCAGAACCCGAGGGTCGACGCTATCCATGAACGCCATTACATCGAGTTCGCCTATGCGCAAACAAAGATCTGCTGCGATCCTCAGTCTTGCGCTGTTTCGGATTTTTTTCTTAAGTCCTTGCGGTACTCAGAATCGAAACCGATATGCTTTCTCGCTTCGTCGCCAAGAATTTCCATGTCTAGTGAATCAATCGAGGCCAAGATCTCATGTTCATGATCTAAGAACATTCGCTTGTTGTCTTCATCGACGAGCATCCGGCACAAAAGCATCATAGTGCCATAGGTCAGTTTTTCGCGATCGAGTTCGCCCCTCTTGTCTAAGAGACTAGAGTTATACTCCGATCTTTCCAGTTCAGTCAGGCTCTGCAATCTGGCGGTGCCACCACTTGGGAGGAATACATCCAAATAGCGACGCTTCGACTTTTGAAGCAGCCCTTCTCGCGACAATACATCACTCATCATGTTCCTCTTCAATCTTTTCTAGGTGCCTTTCCACTTCTTCATCCGTAGGTGCAACAGCGAGTGGAGCTGAAGTTCCCATTTCTTCTTCGATCGCTTTCCGAAGCTCCAGAAGCATAGACTTTGGAAGGTCAGCGAAAATGTTAATTGGAGCGCCTGGATCTTTGCCGACATATCCGACGTGCAAGCCATTGGAATAGATCATCCATTGATTGTGCTCAACCTCGATAGGGCCAAACATGCTTCGCTGAATGCCCTTGTGGGGCTTGAGTTCAATTTTATACACAAAAAGGTTCCTTAGCCCAAGGAAGTAAAATTACACCGACTTGGTGAATGTCGGACCAGTATCCCCATCGAACTTAAACACAAACGTCGCTTCCTGCAAGTTCCCAAGTTGTAGGTTTGGAAACTGGAAGGACTTGAAATACCCACTGCCAGCAATGTTTGCAGCTGTGGTTTCGTTCGAGGTCGTTGTCGTGCTAGCAACTTTTCGTAATGGAAAGGTGATCGTGCAGGTTTCAGTCACAGTAGCTGCAATGGTCGGAAGCGTCAGTGAGGTCGGGAATAAGCAAGTCACACTAACTTCCCCGGGCTCCACAAGATCGCTCGGCACGAACTCTTTGTAGGCAGTTGTGTCCAGTGTTGATTTTTCGAGATCGTCCACGGTCCAGGTTGGTAACTGGATCGAACGAATCTTTGCTGCAAACGTGGTGCCGGAGAACGAAATCGTTGCGCCTGCGCCTGTGTCTGCGTGTGTTTCAGTAATGGGCATTACCAAGACTCCTATTGATCGGCAAATGAGACAAGAAATTCAATAACCGTAACATACCGACGCTCATCTCCTCCGTCGGTAGCTGGCTCTGTGTAGGTTCGCGGACCGTTCGCCACCATGCAGTCATAGACATTTACTCCAGCGTAAACGCCTCGCAATCGCGAAACCGGGCCGGACACGCGATCCATGATTGTGTCTGCAAGTGCCTGGGAGCCGCTTCGCGTGTTGGCATAGCATTCGATTTCAATTCGAGAGGATGCAAAGCCGCAACGCCCCCAGTCGGCAGTGCCACCGGTTGATATATGGTGCTCGTTACGAGTCGTGACAACACTATAGGTACAGGCTGGCATTTGGCAGTTTTGCGGTAAATCTTCAGGATAAAATCGTGCCGATGTGCCACTTCCAATGATCGATGTTACATTAGTTCCAGTGTTGTTTAGGATGTAGCTTCTCAGGGCAAAATCAGGCGTCATCTCTTAAACTCCTGAGCAAATCCCTGCTTGAAGTGCTGCATCATCATTGCTACCACGCTTGGCGTCATTGTGTCGTTAATTTTTCTGGCAATCCAGTGTTTTGTTTTGACGCGAGCACGGTATCGCTTAGAGCCACCGCTTGGCCCGCTCCAAAAGCTCATACTTCGATTGGTTGTGCCCATGTAGTCAAAAAACAGCTTATTGCCTGGGCTCTTTCCGTCTAGGTTCATAAGTGCTGGACCAACCCAGAACGAGCTATTGACGCGATCCCAGTGCCTGACATTTGTGTCTATTGAGCTATAGACTGGCGGTACACCTGCCCAGGCTTGCTTGTGTTTTTTTGACTGCTTAGCAAGATCGCGAGGATCAGCCACCGGAACCTCTGCCAGCCACGCTTGCGTTAGCATTTGGGAAGCTTGGGGGATGGCAGTTTTGCGAAGATGCGCTGCAATTTTGCGAGGAGTCGCCTCTACCATTTCGATCATGGCATTAAGCTCCTTCACGTCCATTGTAATACGAAACTTAGCCAGCGTCATGCAACGCCCCCGTTGTCGACGATATTGCAGTGCAGTTCTAGGTATCGCTTGTAACCGGCGACTTGCCGAACATGCGTGATGCCGTAATAAACACCATCGAAATAAATCCTCATCGTCGGCCCATAGCCTGCGCGGTATCGAACCGTAAAGACAGCCTGTGCCTGTGCCTCAACCTGCGAACCGCGAAACCCTTCCGACCCTCGTCCATCACTAAACGCAGCCGGAACATTTAATCCAAACGTCGACCAAGTGCGTGTTGGCTGGCCCGTCTCGGCATCTGCGACTTCAGTCATCTGTTGCACAATGATGCGGTGACGCATTGTTCCGATTTGAGTATTGCGCAAGCCTTGGTAAACACTCATGGGTAGCTCGGCCTCACAAATCGAGTCATTAGATATTCGTAAGCCTCACCGAGCTTGACGCCGCTATGGGTTGGCTCGCCGCGATGCTCAAATAGCAAGGTCGCCATTAGCAGCATGGCCTGCTTATGTACCTGAGGAACGTCCGCAGCAGTCGCACCATAACCCGTAACATATCGAACCTCCACGGCATCCCACCTGTCCGCTAAATCCGGCCAATCTTGATTATACTGAAGCAGGATTCGACTGTTGCCACCTGGAACCCCTCCTGTTTCGCCATCAAGTGCATAGATGTTCGTTGAGAGTGTTTGCAGCGTGTTTCCCGAGTCGTAGTACTTGATATGCGTGATCGACGAAATTGGACGATGTGGCAAGTCAAAATAGTCGCCGGAAAACTGATCTAGCTTCAGAACCCAGGTTTCGTTGGTAGTCTTTTGCTGGGTGTCGTGCTCGTAAACTTGCGTAACAGCGTAAATGATGTTCTGAATGAACTCATCGTGTGCTGTCTCGCTATCTTCGATTTCCAGTTGCTTCTTGACCTCACCAACCGTCAAGGGCCAAGCCGTTTTGTCGGTGTACTGCGTCAGGCTGGTGTATGCGCCTGTTAGTCGTTTAAGGTGTGGATTGTTCAAGTTCAGTCTCCTCGGCAGTGATCGCGACATAAGCTTCTCGGTTTGCCCCGTCGACCCATTGTCTCCAAGCCTTTGGGTACATGTGAACGATCTGCATGTTTTGGTCGTGAATAGCTACCATTTCTTCCATATGACCGATGCAGATATTGGGATTAACGTACAGCGAGTTTCCTGCTGACTTCCAGTTTTTCCAGAAGTAAATGTCGTCATCAATCTTACCTGTCTCATCTTCCCAATCACCGCCCTCTCCGGGTGTCGACCAAAACCAAGGCTTCGGCATCTTTTCCAGATTTTTTAATCGGATTGCAGTGAGGCCAAAATGTGCAGTTGATACAGGTATAGGACTGCCATCCCAATCAACCTTGGTCTCGCCCTGAATCGTCATAAGCGGAAAGTGACCACCGCGACGAGCTTGCATGGATGCGCACGCATCGATATGCGGATTGTTTGCCATCGTCTGCAAAAGCGCCATAATGTCTTTGCCCGTAATGATCGAGTCAAAATCAATGGTGATCGCTAGATCAATGTCGTGCTTCAGGGCACGATCAAATAGTCTTTGCATGCACTGCCCATAAAAAACACCTTGCGCTGTCTGGAGAGGGATCCCGACTTCTCGTAGTGCGCCATCAATGACATTACGGCAGTATACGTTTTCGTACCTCGGCAGCGTCATCATAGCCGCCACCTTAAAATTCGTTGCTTCTTCACTCATAGTCAGCCTTTCACAACCATGGGGTGAGTATCCAAAACCGCAAAAATATCCCACGCAACAAACTTGATTAAGTAGTTGCGCGCCATTAGCCACGACACAATATAGCTAATTCGCTCACTATCGCCATTGTGCTCGATCGTCCAGCACTTCACTTGGTAATCGTCGTCGTTAAAGCCTGCGAGAACGTCACACTCTGCACCTTCAACATCTAAAGAAATGTAGTCAATGGTCTTCGGTGCGTGATGCTTTGCCAAAAGATCGTTCAGTGAAATGCTTAGTACCTCTCGGCCTGAAGTCCCGATGCTTGACAGCAGGGACTCTTCGTGCTGAGAAAACATAAGCGGCTCGTTCGATGCACTCCACACAGCCCCGAACTCCACTGGCATAACGCGAGACCTTTGGGCCTTTTCAAAAGCGCGAGTGTCCGCATCTACGCAAAAACCTTCCCAGCCCAACTGCTCAAAGACGAGCGTATTGTTGATGGTTACGCCGTCGTTGCAGCCAATATCGACAAAGTAGCCTTCGTTCATGCAGGACTTCATATTCGATAGATGATGATACACCCATCGATCCTGCAAAAGTTGGCCTCGAAACTGTAAGCCTTCCGCAATCATAAGTGCCTTTCAGAGCCCTAAAACCTCTGGTGGCTAGGGCCATCACCACCAGAGGAATCCACGAGAAAGGCGTCGTGGATTTAACCAATCACAACAACGCTACCTTGGCCTGTAGTGCCGATCGGAGCAAGCTCTTTATAAAGATTGCTTGTGACACCTGCCAAGATAACATCATTGCTAGAGTTTGGCGTCGTGATCGATAACTTGAGGTATCGCTTTCGAGCCTTGCAATTGACGTGATAGACTAGCAAATTCGCTGCGGTGCAGTCATATGCCGTCTTGTTGAAGTCTGCATTGAACGTCGCAACCGAAGAAACAGCATCGCCTTCTTCGAGGGTGATCGTCGGGCCGGTTGCGTTCGTATTAAGTTCCGCAGCAAACGCGATTTCGATGGTGGCATAATCGCTACCAGCCAAATCCAAGCTTGCGGTCGTTGTGGTATTCGAAGCACAGGACTTCGGTGCCACCATAATGGCACGACTTACTAATTGTGAAGGAATCATCGTTTTCTTTTACCTCGTATCTGAAAATGGATGTAAAAAGCCTAGCCGTAAGATTAGGTTGTACCCATCTTCAAGGCGACCATCGGACCAGCCACGGTAGATGTTCCGAGTTCATGGACAACGATGTCGTATCGTTGAGTGCAACGAACAGCGATTTGATCAAATTCGAAGTATCGGCTACTGTCGGTGACAATCGAGATGCCGGAGCGACTTCCCATAGTCGCAGTCATCCCGAGGTCGCCAAAGAAACCGACAATCGTGCTAGGCAGTGCCGTCAAAGCCGACGGCAGCGCATTGACCAAAACAGCTGGGTAGCCCAGGAAATTCAGTCCAGTAGGTCCGGACTGGAAATCGCTAATGTTATTACCACCCTTTGCCATCGAAAGCCGAACCATTGCGTTCCAGAAAAACGCATTATGCACATACCAGCGAGGCTGGATGCCAGGGAATCGAGCAAGCTTCCCGACAGCTTCGGTAAAGAAAGCTTCCTCAAGTTCAGCAAACGTGTCGTCGTTGTTTGCGGCTGTCACGATCGAGCCAGCAGCCAGTGCGTTGCTCAGCCCTACAATACCACCATAGGTGCTAGTGCCATCGCCCAGGAAGCCTGCTTGATCCTCTTGCACGGCAAATGAGTAAGCCATTTCCTGCGCAACGAAGTCAGCCAATTGAATGATGGCGTCGTCACTAAGTTCTTGGCTCATTCGAGTCAAGATCATCAGTTTCTTGGCGTCAAGTTTGACCTGAGAGAATGATGCGTCGGATTCGGTGCCTGCACTGTTTTCACCAACATAATAGGCAGTGAAGCCAGTTTGTCGGCGCGGGACATAAACAGTAGGCTCAGTCATTGGGTAAACGCGAGCATTCTGCCGAAAAACACCATACTCTTCCCGAAGATTGATAATGGCGTTTTCGAATCCCTCGGGAACCAAGTAGCCACCAGCGCTATTAGTGGTGGTCGAGTGGGCGTTCATAATTCCATGTTCACGGCACCACTGAGCGGCCGTCTCGTTCTTCGTGACCGTTGCACGCAAGAACTGACCGGAAGCATAGGCATCGAAGTCGTTACTGAATGCCTTGAGTTTGCCATGACGCTTAGCAGTTGCTGGAACAAGCCTCTTCGCACCAATGGTCTCCGGTGTAGAAATAGGGCGAACGTTGAGGATTTCTTTAGCTTTCGCCTCAATCTTCATCGATCGCTCTAAATCCTTGCCCAAGCCTTCTGTTTGCGCCAGAAGCTCGTCCGCCTGAGCTTTTTCCTCAAGCGTCATGTCACGGTCTTCAGCCAGTGCAAGATCTTGCATGGCCTGCATCTGAGCGGTCTTTTCCGCGATTTGATTGCGGATCTTTTCTGTTAGCGACACTGCTGTGTCTCCTACTAAAAATTACTAGCAGGGCGCACAAAAAAAGTGGCACCTGCGAACCAAACGATACGTCTGATTGCCCCATGCCACTAACTAGCTGCAATGTTGCGAACGAAAATTACTTTATCAGGTTTTCTTATTTTGTCAAATTACGTGGATCTAGGTCGACGCAGTTGTTGGATTTTCATGGCAAGCCTGAGTTGATCAATCCTCTTGGTGGACTTCATTTCGACCTGCTGGACATCCGGTGGAACCTCAGCAAACATCCCCTTCGGTACGCTTGGTGATTCAGTGACAGTTCCTTCGATCGCGTCTGCAAACTTCATGTCAACTGCTTCTTTGTCGGTCAACCAAGTTTCTTTACTCAGTAGCTCCTCTAAAGCCTCACGCGACATGCCGGTTCGCTCAGCATAGATGTCATAAAGTCCTTCACTGTACTTATCCAAAAGGTCAGCCATCTTGCGTAAATCGTCGGCGTTTCCTTGAGTCAGGGTCCACGGTTTGTGGACCATTAGCTTAGAGCCTTTTGCCATAATTACCTCGTCCCCAGCCATCGCGATCACGCTCGCAATTGAGGCCGCAACCGAGTCGACATAGATCGTCGTTTTGCCTCGACGCCGCTTAATTGAATTGTAGATCGCAATACCCTGATCGCAGCTGCCGCCTGCGGAATTGATACGCAGTGCAATGCTTTTACCTTCAACTGCCGCCAGCGCTTCAATAACATCCATCGCGCTAATGTATCCTAATTCACTCGGCCCAATAATTCCATAAAGCAAGATTTCGTTACCAATCAAACTAAGCATCATCAAGCACCTTATCAGTTAAGATTTCGATTCGAGAACCCCAGGTTGCAAGCTCTTCTTCAAGCCTGCTTGCTAATTGCTCTGGTTGGCATTCACTGACCTCAAGAACAATAGCCTTACTGCGATCACACCATTCTTGGCTTGATTGCCGATCAACGCCGAATTTTTTGATGGCAGCAGATAGTGTTGCTTGGAATTTGCTGTAAAAACCCTCTGCTTTATCAAGAAAGGTGCTTGGCTTTTCAGCAAATCCCAGCAACCGCTTCTTCTCGACGCCAATTAAGTGTTCTAGGTGCGATTTGATCGCGATCCGCTCTGCCGAAGCTATCACCGTGCTATCTTGTGCTTGGTTATCTTCCGCATCCATCTGGCGAACGAGTTTATTGCTCCAAGACTGCCCTGCATCGCCGCCCCACAGTGCCCATGCAATGCGGCCTGCCGATGGGTATCCGGGCTCTCCGGGTGAAAAGCCTTGCCCTTTCTTATCGACTTCGTGCCGTGCAAAATAGCTTTTCATGCGCTTGGCAGTGTCAGGTGAAACCTGCTTGCCATTGCTAAGATCTCGGGCTCTTGCGACGCCGACTGCGGTTCCGCCACGATTGTATTGACGCCTCCACTGAAGTCCTTGGCGAGCTTCTTCGCGAACGCCTGCTGGAGGCTTAAAGTTAATTCCTTCGTACTTGGCAAGCGGCTCATCGCCAAAATCAGTGTCCGAGCTGTCGTCATCGCCTTCTGCTTGGCTGTCATCGCCAGGGGATAGCGGGGAGCTAGTGTTTGGGTTGATAAATTGGTCGCCACCGTTGCGTCTGTTAAAATCCAAAATGTCGCGAGCTTCGTTTGGCGACAAAATCAAGGACTCAACACCGCTTCGAAGTGACTGCATCGTGGTAGCAAAGTCGGCTCTCATAAAAGCGCTTGTATTGAACTTAAAGAAGTGGCTGTCGCTTCGCATTTCGCGAGGCAAAAGTAGTTTGCAGTTTAGCTCCTGCTCCCACTTGACGATCCATGTCATAAGGCAATTGGTGAGATAGGCCATGTTTTTTTGCTCAAACGACTTGTACGTCTCAGAAGATCCATCGCCAAGGATCGTTTCAAGCATAAACCACAGCGCTGCCTCTTGGCGTTGGTATCTTCGGTTCTCAAGAAACTGCGCGTCTTGATTCGACATTGCCATTGTCTGGAGCTTCATGCCTTCCCGAAGTAGGCCCACTTTGTCGGAGTTATCTGGGCCAGCATGGTACTCATTGAACATTTGCAGGAAATTTTTTGCATCCTGCTCATTGCGAAACATACCGCTCGGCGCTTCGATCATAAACTTTGCGGAAAAGCCCTTGGAAGCCTGGGTGTTGTATCGCTTGTCACCAGAAATACCGGCATTCCAACTACGCGCCGCAATCTGAAGCAGTGACAAGCCTTCGACGCCATCATAGCCAAACCCAGGAATATGAACGACCTCAGAGTCTTTTAAGACAATGACATCGCGCATTCCCGCCTCTTGACTCAGCGATTCAAATAAATGCAGCCTATCGTGTGCAGCAGGCTTCGTCAGGTGGTACTTCTCTCCCTCGATTAAGACAGTGATCGTCCTGTCTGGCATGACAGGAATTAACTCCAAGACTCGCCGGACGCTTGTGTTGATATAGGCTCTTCCATTGCCCCAAAGTAGGGCATGACTCATAATTTGCGACTTGAAAATGGTCGCAGTTTGAAAGGTATTCGGCTTCAGATGCAAAAGCATATGCCGATCATCATCGACGGCACGCTCCTTGCCTTCTTCGGTTCTGCGGTAAAGACTAAGCGGTAATTGCCCGATGTTGTTGCAAATCTTATTGACTGCGTACCAAATTGGTGCGTAGGAAAGCGCAGAATCCGCAGTGACGCGACGATCTCCTTCGTTGAGTCCGCCGGTGAAAAAGTCAATAAGCCATTGAACAGGCCGGGCGAGCGTTGCCATCTATGTCTCTCCTAGTAGACAAAAAGGTTGCCTTTGGGCTTGGGAGGGGAAAGCATCGCCAATCGAAATGCCATAAGGCAAGCTACCAGCGGGTCTATTTTATCCTTCGAAGACTTTTTGCAAGGCATCCAGCGGTCCGCGCTGTCTCTTTTTATAGCAAGATTGCCTGCGCACCAACTCAAAAGCTCATTTCCGTCATGCGTGATCTTGCCTCGCTCAAGTAGGTTCAAAAACTGATGAAGTGGCTCGTTATACATCAGAAAGTTTTGGCGAAAACTTACTGCTTTGATCCCTGCTGCGGCAAGTTCTTCACCTAACTGCTGTGCATTGAATTGATCAAAAGCGATTGACTCAAAGCCATAACTTTCATGGTCCGAAATAATCATTTTTTTGATAGCACCGATAACAAACTCTTCTCGTCGGCAGAGTCCATCATGGCACCAATCCAGCCACGGAAGCTTTGATACATCTCGCTTCGAGTCGGCGTAGATAAACGCCTGCGTCTTGAATTCGTAGCGGTAACTTGTCTTTTCGCGACCTTCTGTGTCGTTCTCGACGCCATCCTCAAATCGAGCGCAGTACGCCAAGCCTGCCAAGTCATCCCACCCGCCTAAGTCAAATCCCACTGTCACGCAATCAGCATTTCTCCAGTCGCTGAGAGGCTTGCCAATCGACTTCCACAACTCCAAGTCGATACCCCATTCCGTCGCAGAAACAACTCGATTGCAGTGGTAACGCAAAAACTGATTTCGCTTTTCGCTATTGTGTCGTGCCGAATTGCAGAACTCGTTTAGATAATCCTGCTTTACGCTAACGCCGAGATTGGGATTTGCTTTCACCCAAACATTTGGGTCGTCCCATTGGTCTTTTTCATCGATGGCATAAAGCATCGCAAAGACGGTTTCGTCTTGGTAGAAGTCGGATAGGATCCCGTAGCAGTAATTACGTTCATTGATCCAAAGCTTGGAGTTCGTGTCGCCTTCGGTGGTGATAATCATCAGCAACGGCTGTCGCCTCGCGGCCGACGCAGTGACCATCGTATCGAAAAATGGCTTATGGTGATCCCGCCAAGCGTGCAATTCATCAAGCAGAATAGCGTGAGGGTTGAGTCCATCGAATGGCTTGTCTGAGCCGAGCGGAACAATCTTGCTGCCTGTCGATGGGAACAAGATCCTGTGGTGCCGACACTGTGCGTGCTTTGCAAGGGCCGGTGCTTTACTCACCATTCGCTCGGCTTCATCGAATAAAACCATTGCCTGTTCTTTTTTGGTCGCCGCGCAGTAGACCTCTGACACCGCTTCCTGATCTGCCACTGCTGCCTTATGCGCGATGCCCGCACCGAGCTGCGTCTTGCCGTTCTTTCGAGCCACAAGAATGACTGCCTTACGAAACCGGCGTGTGCCATCTTCACGCTTCCAGCCAAAGAGATTCCAGATGATGAAACATTGCCACGGCTCAAGACCAAACGGCTGCCCCGCCCACTCGCCCTTGGAGTGCCGAAGCACCTTTGGAAAAAACCGGCAAGCTTTTTCTGCTGCAACCTCGTCTACATGGAATGGAAAACCTTGAGTGTCTTGCCGAGTCAGATCACGCTGATACCGCTCAACCGCCAGCCGAACCCATTTACCGACGACGATCGTTCCATCCAGAACGCCGGTAATATAGGATTCGACCTTATCTTTAGCGGTGACGTTGGTAATCATGTAAACTCCGTTAATTCGTCCTCTTCTTGTTTGGGTGTGGCAATTTGAATCCTTTTTCGATCCGCTGGCGATAGTCCAAATAAACCGGAAAGCGATTGAAGTTTTTGTGTAATCTGATTTTTAACCTTAGCAATATCTGGATCGGCAGGATCAACTAGCCACTGCTCCATAATCTTGCGACTCGCAACAACGTACCCAGAAAGCTCAAAAAGCAAATAGCTATCGGACTTTCGAAGCGCCTCCTGGGGGAGCCTTGCTATGACCTCGTCCCATGCCAAACTCTGCTCTTCCGACATCCCCTTGCACTTTACCGGGCCTCCATCGTAATCGCTCGTGTCATACGTTCCGCACAGTCTATTCCCGCCGGATCTGCCTGCAATACCGCTCATTCTCCCTTCTCCGTCCTTTCTTGGTGGCATGCGCGACATAGCGGAATCACATTGTCGCGATGCAATCGCAGGTGCGGTGCATCTTTAATCTTGACAACGTGATGGCATTCGTCAGCAGGCCAAACCTTGCCTTTCTTCAAACAATCCACGCACAGTGGTTCCTCTTCGCGAATCATCTCGGACATTCGTCGCCAATCGTGACCGTAGCCGCGATCCTTTGTTTTCTTGTCATGCGTTGTTCGCCGTCCACGCCCGCACGATTTGCATGGCTCATTGCGAGAGTGTGACGCGCCGCACGCACACAGGGTCATCATGGACTAATTCTCGCCGCTGGATCAACGACGAAATCACCAAGTGCATAAACTTGGTTATTACTCGTTTGCCTCAGTGACCACCGATAGGTGCCAGTCTTGGCGACCGAGTCTGCATTGGGTGTGAAA